AGTCGTCTTCAATAGTAGTACTAATCAACTTTTCCTTTTCGTCTTTGGAGAATTCTTGGAAATCTTTAGTCAGTTTATCAAAGTCAATGTGATACTTGTAAGATACAAAGTTTAGAAATTGAGCAAATTTCTCCATTGATTTACTGAAATCCCAATTATTGATAAACTTCTCAAACAAAAACAAATCCTTTTGCTTTAGAACATGTTCAGGAGAAATAAAAGAGAGACATGCGAACTTTTGTCCGGCCATGGGTCTGTCTTCATCTAATAAATCGACATATTTAGCATTTTCACTACCATCCGGATTTGTCTTTAAGGTAACATTATTGGGACTTGTAATTGGTATAGATTGTTCATTTAATGATTCAGTTGGTTTAGAAAAACTCATTATAAGATATACTACATACTAATATTTAAGTGTTTATTAGTATTAATAATATAAATCTTCTTACAAATAATATATTGTTTCTATTTTTCTAGAATAATAATTTTTTCTTTTCAGTTTATATAATAATGTTAGGAGGTATGTTAGATTTAGGTGAATTAGTCAAGAGAGCCATTAAATACCTTGTTGAAGGTTTAATGGTTGCCATTGCTGCTTATGCCATCCCCAAAAGAGGTCTTAATTTAGACGAGGTTGCCCTTATTGCTTTAACTGCTGCAGCCACATTCAGCATTCTTGATACATATGTCCCCAGTTTAGCCGTTGGTGCTCGTTCAGGTGCTGGTTTCGGTATTGGTGCGAATCTCGTTAAATTTCCAGGAGGATTTTAAACGTAACCATTGTAGGTAAGTAAAAATAGTTATAAAAAATAAAATTAGTATAAAAATATGTAATAAGAAATATTATATATTTTCATTTCGTCTATCTTTTTATTAGTACTTTTAATTATGTATAGAATTGTACATCTGTCGTCGAAGTGTCTTTCGCATATCGTAACGAATGCTCCACATACCATATGAACAACACCCTTCGTTACAAAAGTAGTATTCGCGATTACTCATGACACTAGTTATGGCATCAAGTTTGTCTATTTCCTTTTCACAATATTCATTATCACACCACGTAGAATTTACAGTATAGAGTAGCTCATCAAGAACTTCAAACATGTTTTCACGATGTTCTGGGGCATAACTGAAAATCTCTCGTAATATTTCCGATGGAATATATAGATTATTCCCATCTATAGTTGTCATAATTAGTTATGTTGGATTTGGATAGATATTCAATAGTTATTCAATATAATGTGTTACATACACTTCAATTTTTTGTAAAATAAACATAAAGCAAAAAACAAAAACAAATATAAATATAACAATGTATATTTTAGTATAATGAGAATCATAGCAGAATATGTTTGGATTGGAGGTGATAATACCTTACGTAGTAAAACACGTGTAATGGAAAACGGAACCATATTTCAAAGCGATGAGCATAGTAATGAGCATAGTAATGAGCATAGTAATGAAATCGATAATGGAGAGAATAATAAAGTAGATATGAGTAAAATTATTTTACCAGATTGGAATTATGATGGAAGTTCAACCGGTCAAGCAAGTGGTAACGACTCGGAAATAGTAATAAAACCTCGGTCTATATTTAGGAATCCGTTTTTTCAAGCCGAAAACATATTGTATGAACAATATTATATTGTTATATGTGATACATATTTACCAAACGGATTACCATTACCTGATAACCAACGGGTAACAGCAGCGAATCTTTTTAAACAAAAGGTATATGAAGAACCCTGGTTTGGACTAGAACAAGAGTACTTTTTCATCGATCCTAAAACAAATATGCCTCTAGGATATGATAAAGACGGAAAACAAGGACAATATTATTGTAGTGTCGGTCACGAAAATGCGATTGGACGACCCATTGCAGAAGAACATATGAAAATGTGTCTATATGCTGGTATCAAAATTAGCGGTATGAACGCAGAAGTAGCACCAGGTCAATGGGAATTTCAAGTGGGTCCTTGTAGTGGAATTGACGCAGGTGACCATCTTTGGACTGCTAGGTATATTTTACAAAGGCTTGGAGAAAAACATAATGTAAAAATCGACTTTGAACCGAAACCCTTAAAAGGAGATTGGAATGGCTCCGGATGTCATACTAATTATAGTACCAAAAATATGAGAGAAGGAACTGAAGATAAAACTGGTCTAGAATATATTGAAGAAGCCATTGATAACTTGTCAAAGAAACACGATGAACATATGAAGATATATGGTTCAGGAAACGAAGAGAGAATGACCGGTGAACACGAAACTGCGTCATATGACAAATTTACAGATGGAGTAGCAAATAGAGGAGCGTCGGTAAGACGTGGTTACGATACAATAAAGAATAAAAAGGGATATTTCGAAGACAGACGTCCTAGTTCAAATTGCGATCCTTATTTAGTTACGAGTGCCATATTTAAGACGACTTGCTTAGATATGGTTGAATAAAAACGAATAAAATAATAAATTGATAGTTAATTATTATAATACTAAGTTATATTATATTGTATAGTATTATGTTGCCTATACCTCTCATCATGGTGATTACTGTTTGTGGTATAGTAGTTGTTTATATGGTAGTTGAATCGTGTTATGTAACTATACAAAATATAAAAAATCGCATGAATAAAAAACAACCACCACTTAGCGTATGCGATGAATATATATCAAATAGAGAAAACAATACAAACGATATTTTATAAGTTGTAATCATACTGTATATTGATGCTAATCATACCGGTATATTGATGTAATCATACCTGTATATTGATGCTAATCATAAGTAATCATAACTATAATTATTGTAACATATTTTTCATGAATAATATTTCTCTTTCTTGTTCATATACCAGATTTTTGGCTAGAGTAAATAAATAACTATCATATGTAAAATTCTTATTATCAGCAAGTAAATGTTTTGTTGTAGTTATGGCTGTTGAATGATGACCTATCATTCGTTTTAGCCATTCATTACGAGTTACGAATAATTGGCTTCTCAATAAAAAAATAGAGACTATACTCAATAGAATACCTACAGTAAATATTCTTGTATTAAAATGCCCCATCGACATATAATGAACGATTTGATGACTCCATATCATATTAGACGCCATAAATAATCCACTATACAACAATGTCAAAGATAAATAAATATCAGAGAAACGATAGGCCAATATGTTCATCGGATTCAAACTAATACCTACAAGAAACATCACTGTAAATAATATTAGCTGGTGTCGGAAAATTCCAGTCATTGTATTATATATTGGTTATATAATATTGGCTTTGGTTATATAATATTGGCTTTGGTTGTATAATATTGGCTTTGGTTATATAATATTCATTTGTAAATATTATATAATTCTACTACTTTACACAGTTACAATAATTAAATACGTGATAATCATTTGGATAATACATGTAAATGATCCAAACAATAAATATGTATTTTTTAAATTATTTATATGTTCAATTTGGTCATTAGGACATTTTTTCATTTTATCGCATTTAATAATTAAATTTTGCATTCTGTGATAGTATGGTAACAATGAGAATAACATATAGACGGTGGAAATTAATATAAGTCCAATGGATATCATTTTAGCCAAATATGGATGAACTTTGACAGAACCTTTTCTAGCCATGGTATAGAAAATTAAACTAGATGTTGTTATAATGGCAGACAAGTTAAACCATCCTATTAAAAGTGTCTCAGGTATATACAATTTCTCTGAAAATGCTAAATCATTTTCTATAATACCACGAATATTCATATTATTGTTTGTTGTATATAATAATTCTTCGTTTTCTAGAAAATCGGACATAGGCATTTTGATGATTTATATATTACGTATATATTTTTGTTATTCTTCATATTATTCTTCATATTATTCTTCATATTATACTTCATATTATACTAAATAGTAGGTATAAACTCCCAGTCTAGCGATTGACATATTTTCTTCCATATTTCATCTTGTTCTATCCTCTTTTCACGGTCTTTTAACATGGGAAAATAAGGAAGAAACTGGGTTTGGTCTAATAATTCGCATAATTTATAAACCGTATAATAGTAATTCAAAAAATTAACGCGGTCGTCTGGACAAAATTTCGCATAGGGTCCTTGGATTTCCATAAATAGGTTACACAAAGATTCTTCCAAATCCTGGGTCATGACTGGTGGTTTAATTCCTAACTTGTCCTTAATAAAAGGGATATGTTCGTAATATTTATTATAGCCTAATTTTTTCAATATATCCTTGGCTTTTTTATTGTTTAATTGACTTAAATCGATTCTCTCTTTGCGAATTTGATTCTTAATGTTTTCCAATACTTCCTCTGGTATCTGGGTAGTTTCCTTTGCTTGAAACTGAGCCAATATTTCGCGAAAATGATTGATTCTTTTGTATGCGTAAAAACAAGCTTCTTTTGGTGGTTCTTTATAAGATGGTTTTTCATTTTCAACCAAATATTGAATGTGTTTATGGCATTTATTACACACCATGATACCTTCATGATCAATTGGAATGAGCTCTCCTTTTCTACAATATTGACAAATATCCGATTCTACAATGAATTTATTAATATCTATAAACGACTCGTCTAGATTAGATAGATATTTTTGAACACTATCTTTGCTCTCATTAGTAGGTTGATCGTCTTCACCTGAACTAATTTTAAAAAAGGAATTCAACAATTTTGTTTTGTTATTGTTATTCGATATTTCCTTTTTATTTTCAAAATAATCAAAAATATACTTGTTATTATTTAAATAGTAATGCTTATTCTTCTTTTTAATATCATTTATTTGGTTAGTAATATCACGTAAGGTGTCACGTATTTCTATTTTTTGTTCAATTGAAATAGAAGCATCATCTGCCATTTTTTGAAAATATTTTTTCTTTGCTCTTAAATCAGGCAAGGTTTCTTCTTTTTCTTTTGTAAATTCGGCTTCAATATCTCTATGTTTGCTATCTAATGTAGTAATACTTTTCTCATCCATAATTATTTTTTTATTTGTTTTATGCTTGAAATTCGGCATTTAGTATCTTTATACTAATAAAAAACGGTTATTTTTAATATGTATTTCTTAGTAAATCATTACCAAGTTATAATTCAACTTATGTTTTCTCTCTATTTAACAAAAATGAATATTCATATTGATATTAATGGAGAGAATGGTGATATTGGAAAATTAGCGCCAGGATTATTGGATAGGATGGACTATTTGTATTCTTATTTAGACAATGGATGGACCATCAAAAAAAGAAAAAGTAGTTTTATTCTCTCAAAAGACAACCACAAAATGTTTGTTTCCGAATCAATACGTTTTGCAAATTCATCACTCACTATGTCATGTTCTGGTAAAAATTTAAATCATCATTCAAGTGAAAACCACGATACAAACAGCAACAAAACCAGGTATATCTTCTTTTTTCTTTATAATGTTTTAAACAATGGATGGACAATTAAGAAAACTCGGCAAGAAGAATACACATTTATTAAAAATCATGAAGGAAAAAAAGAGATTTTTTCCAATAAATATCTCCATACATTCATGAAAGATAACTTTAATTTCCAATTAATTAAATAATTTAGTGTAGGTATGTAGTTATTTTCAAAAAAATAATAATATTTAGCAATATTATAAAACCATGGGAGGTGGATTAATGCAACTCGTCGCTTACGGTGCCCAAGATGTTTATCTTACTGGCAACCCTCAAATTACTTTCTGGAAGGTCTCTTATAGACGTCACACAAACTTTGCCATGGAATCCATTGAGCAAACATTCAACGGACAAGCCGATTTCGGTCGTCGTGTCACATGTACCATCAGCCGTAACGGTGATCTTTGCTACCGCACATATCTCCAAGTTACTCTCCCTGAGATTAACCAACACATGGCAAACTCAGGTAATGCTGGTGTTGTAGGTAGTGGTGTTTATGCTCGTTGGTTAGATTTCCCTGGAGAGCAACTTATCTCTCAAGTCGAGGTTGAGATTGGTGGCCAACGTATTGACCGTCAATATGGTGACTGGATGCACATCTGGAACCAACTTACCCTTACAGGTGAGCAACAACGTGGATACTACAAGATGGTTGGTAACACCACCCAACTTACATTCATCACTGATCCTTCTTTCAATGATGTTGATGGACCTTGTGAGTCCAATGCTCCTCGTCAAGTTTGCGCTCCTCGTAACGCTCTTCCTGAGACCACTCTTTACGTTCCTTTCCAATTTTGGTACTGCCGTAATCCTGGACTTGCTCTTCCTTTAATCGCCCTTCAATATCACGAGGTCAAGATCAATCTTGATATCCGCCCCATTGATGAGTGCTTATGGGCTGTCAAGGACCTTAGCTGTACATCCGGTTCCGGTAAGGTCACCACTGCCTACAACCAATCTCTTGTCGCTGCTTCTCTTTACGTTGATTACGTCTTTTTGGACACTGATGAGCGTCGCAGAATGGCCCAAAACCCTCACGAGTACCTCATTGAGCAACTTCAATTCACTGGTGACGAGTCTGTCGGTTCTTCCAGTAACAAGATCAAGCTCAACTTTAACCACCCTGTTAAGGAGCTTATCTGGGTCGTCCAACCTGATGAGAATGTTGATTACTGTTCTTCTTTAGAGTGTGGTCAAACTCTTTACGGCACTCTTGGTGCCCAACCTTTCAACTACACTGATGCTGTTGATGCTCTTCCTAACGCCATCCACTCTTTCGGTGGTCCTGAGGCTGTTGCTGGTAGCAACGGAGCATACATCACCGCTTCTGGTCTTTTCAACGATGCTGGCGCCATTGATGAGGATCCTACCACTTCTGCTGATCAATGGTTCGGTGCTTCCAATACATACTCTGCTCCCAACTTTGACAGTGAAACAAACTCTGGTGTCTCTGATGCCGGTACATTTGTTCTTGCCGAGACTTCTC